GATACTGATGATTACGTTATGAATGATTATGCAAGATAGGGTATAAATAAAACTAAAAGCATTAATAATGGCGAGTCCACGCAAATCTAAAGCATTTAAGGATATAAGTTTGTCTTTCGACCCACATCCAGTGACAAAAGACATTCCTATACTTGCAAATGAGCGAGCAATCACTAGATCTGTAAGGAATTTAGTTGAGACTATACCTACAGAGAGATTTTTTGACTCAAATTTAGGTACAAATATTCGTGAACTACTATTTGAAAATATGAGTGCTTCCTCTGTAATGATTATAGAGGATATGGTGAGAAATACAATTAGAAACTATGAACCAAGAGTAGGTGATATTGGTGTTGAAGTAGATGCAGTACCAGATGATAACTCAGTAAATGTTAGAGTGCTTTTTGAGATTATAGGATTGGAAGCTCCCTTACAATCTTTTTCTTTTATATTAGAACCAACAAGATAATATGCCTTTTACTCAGTTTACAAGTTTAGACTTTGATCAAATCAAAGCACAAATTAAAGATTTTCTTCGTTCAAACTCAAATTTTTCAGATTTTGATTTTGAAGGTTCTAACTTTTCTGTTTTAATTGATGCTCTTGCATATAATTCTTACATCAATGCATTTAATGCAAACTTAGTTGCAAATGAGTCATTTTTAGACTCTGCTACAATTCGTGAAAATGTTATATCTTTAGCAAGAAATATTGGGTACGTACCCCGTTCAAAAACTGCTGCAACCGCTACAATTACCATAGGTGATATAAACTTAGGTACAACAGATGATAGCACTCCTAAGTTCTTAACTCTACGTTCTGGACTTGTTTGTGTTGGTAATTCACAAGGAACTACATATCGATTCTCAATACCTGATGAGATTACATCATCAAGAGTCAGAGATATTGGTGGAACTTCATTCGCACAATTTGCAGACCCAATTAGTGTATATGAAGGAACATTACTTCAAAGGGTATATCGAGTTGATACTACAAAGGAATTAAGGTATATAATTGATAGTCCTAACATTGATAGTTCAACATTACGTGTTTATGTCAAAGGTGCAAGTGATGTTGGACTTGGTAGAAAGTATTCAATGGTTGATAATATTTTAAATGTTGATAAAAATTCTGAAATATACTTAGCACAAGAAGTTCAAGATGAAAAATATGAAATATTATTTGGAGATGGTTTATTTGGAAGAAAATTAGAAAATAGTTCTATCATCACTGCAAGATATATTGTTACTGATGGAGAAACTGGTAATGGTCCTTCTAACTTTAGTTTCCAAGGTTCATTTACAAAGAGTGATGGAACATTATTTACACCATCTGATAATATAGTTATTACTACCGTTAATAACGCTTCTAACGGTGCTGAAGTTGAAGATGTGTCCTCTATTAAGTATTTTGCTCCAAGACTTTATTCAGCACAATATAGAGCAGTTACACCAAGAGATTACGAAGCTATAATTGGTACAATTTTTCCTCAAACTGAATCTGTTTCTGTTGTAGGTGGAGAAGAATTAGATCCACCACAATTTGGTAAAGTTCAAATTAGTATTAAACCAAAAAACGGAACATTTGTATCAGATTTTGATAAGTCTCAAATTAAAAATAAATTGAAGAGTTACGCTATTGCTGGTATAAATTCTGAAATAGTTGACTTGAAGATACTATATGTGGAATTAAACTCAACAATATATTACAATCCTGCTCAAATTGCATCTGCTGCAAATTTAAGAACTGAGATTATAAACTCATTAGATCAATATTCTAAAAATGTTGAAATTAATAAGTTTGGTGGTAGATTTAAATATAGTAAAATAAACACTTTGATTGACAGAGTTGATAATGGAATTACGTCAAATATAACAAAAGTAATTGTCAGAAGAGATATGAAGGCTCTACTTAATCAATTTGCACAATATGAGTTATGTTTTGGTAATCGTTTTTATGTTAATCCAGCAGGTTATAATATCAAGAGTACAGGATTTACTATCACTGGATTTTCAAACGTTGCGTATATAACCGATATTCCTAATAAAGATGCCTCTGGTAATTTAGATGGAAGTATGTTAGGAACACTCAGTGTAGTAACAAAAAATGATAGAGGTCAACAAGTGGTTTTAGTTAAAGAGGCTGGTGTTGTTGATTATAAAAAAGGTGAGGTAATACTAAACACCATCAATATTACATCAACAACTGCACAAAATAATATTGTTGAAGTTCAAGCCTTCCCAGAATCAAATGATGTTGTTGGGTTAAAGGATCTTTACTTGAGTTTTGATGTTTCAAATACTGTAATAAATATGAATAAGGACGTAATCGCTTCAGGTGAAGATGTTTCAGGAATTGTATTTACAAGAGATTACTACACATCAAGTTACTCTAATGGAGATTTAGAGAGGAAATAATTTATGTCAAATATTGACAAAAGAATAAAAGTCAATACTATTATTGAGAATCAGTTACCTGAGTTTGTGGTGACTGATTTTCCAAAAGCCGCTGAGTTTTTGAAGCAATATTACATCTCTCAAGAATTTCAGGGAGGAGCAAGTGATTTAATTAATAATTTTGACCAGTATTTAAAACCAGATAACTTAGTACCTGAAGTTGTAGTAGGTCTTACAACTACTTCCGCAGATATCTCTTTAACAGATACTACCATAACTGTTCCTAGCACAAAGGGATTTCCATCAGAGTATGGATTACTTAAGATTGATGATGAAATCATATCTTATACAGGAATAACTTCTACAACATTTACTGGTTGTATTCGTGGTTTCAGTGGTATATCAGGTTATAATGTTGGAATATCTTCTTCACTCTTAGAGATTAATCGTGAAAGTTTAATTTTTGACAACACAACAGCAGAAACTCATACATCTAATACAACTGTTACAAACTTATCTGTATTATTTTTACAAGAATTTTTCAAAAAACTTAAGAAAACTTTTTTACCTGGTTTAGAAAACGAAGAATTTGCATCAAACTTAGATGTAGGTAACTTTGTCAAGTTTGCTCGTTCTTTTTATCAATCAAAAGGTGTAGAGGAGTCGATTAGAATATTATTTAAAGTATTATATGGAGTTGATTCAAGAGTTCTTGATTTAGAAGGAAATCTAATTAAACCTTCCGATGCAGAATTTATACGTCGTGAAGTTGTAGTTGCTGATGTTATTGGATCTGGTGAACCTCAAAATCTAACAGGTCAAACAATATTCAAATCAACAGATACATCTACAAACGCATCAGTATCAGAAGTTGAAATACTTAAAAGAGAAGGTAGAGATTACTACAAAATTGCATTATTTGTTGGATTTAGTGATCGTGACTTGATTGAGGGTGTATTCACAGTACCAGGTAAGACTAGAGTTCTTGATAAAGTTGATGCAGGTGCAACAATAATAAATGTTGATTCAACTGTTGGTTTTGGTACTACTGGAACTGTCATCAGTGGATCTAACTCTAAAATTGATTATACTTCAAAATCAATAAATCAATTTTTTGGATGCACTGGTGTAGGAGTTGGTATAGGAACTGCAGATGACCTTAGAGATAATGAGACTATCTTTGGATATGAAAATGGAGATTTAACAAAAAGAGTTGATTTAAGAATTACTGGTGTATTATCTGAGTTAGTTCCAATTACAGATATTAGTTTAATTAATGAAGGTGAAAACTTCTTCGTTAAAAATATTGGTGAAAAAATAGAAAATGATAGTGAAAATTATAAACAAATTTTTTCAAATTCATGGATTTACAATACAAGTTCAAGATTTCAAGTTGATATTCCAGTAGGTAGTTCAACATTTACTTTAAAAACACCGATTGATAAATCATCTCTTAAAGTTGGTGATCGATTCGATATCTTAAAGAGAAACGAACAGGTTATTGCTGGTAGTGGTACTGTTGCGAGTATTAACACAACCTTAAATCAGATAACAGTTTCAAACATTGCTGGATTTACGCAAAATGCAAATCAAGAATATGATATTCGTAGAAAAATTGAAAAGGTATCTAGTTCAGGTGTGTCTATAGCAAAGGGTAATGATAATATTATTGCAGACACTTTGAGTGTTTATGTTGATGGAAACACTGATGGTTATGTTGCATCAAATTCTCTACCAAGTTATGATATAACAACTGATATTATTGAAGAGACTCTTACTGGAGGAACTGCTGCTGGATTAGACGCATTTAATCCTTTAAATGACCGATACAGTTTTATTAATTTTCCTCTTTCAAGAAATATAAAATTT